ACAGCCCCGTTTCAGTGTAGTAGATGATTGGGACAAGGTTAATGCTACGGTAGAGATCAAAGACTTCATCTACTACTCTGTCTGGATCTTGCTTGAAATCTGCCTTAGTATAACTGTCAAGCTGATCCATGACTGGTTCATACCCGGTAAATTCTTCACCATGTATGTTGTGACTTTGTATGTTCCAGAACGCATACAGATCATTTAGCATTTCAGTAGGTCTTTACCACGTAGTCTAACACTTCTTCTAAACTCCATTCCTTCATGGGTTCAGCAAGAGCAATGACTTTGTCTTCTGCTAGGTCTGTTTCTAGATTTAGATATGTGAACAACTCGTCTTCGCTGAGCTCTTCGTTCCTTACTGCGGCGACCCACAATAGGCTCATTATGATACAGTTCATTATCACAGATTGATCATAAATTGCATTCTCTAAAACAAATTCTTTGGCACGAGTCATTGCGTTGTGATAGGATCTAACCCGTGCACCGATTTGATCTAGATACCTGCGTGTTTCTATGCTTGCTTCGCTCATATTAATATTGCCTATAAAAGATATGGTTGCCAATTGTGCCAACAAGGCTGAAGTGTTTGGCCCAGTGTGGCTCCACATAAGTAGCATGATAATGTGTTGCACCTTCTGTGATGCCCACAAAGTTACCAATTATGCTCATTACATAGGCGATTCGCTGTGCCTCTACCCATGCGTCTTTTTCAGTGGGCACATCAGGCTTGCCATCACAGAACCAACTGAACTGGCATTTGTGTTTGATAGGCACATCCTTGCCGTGTTCCTGTTTCCACCACGTACTCATTTTGGCTTGCTTAACTACTTCACATATAGTGTCTGGGTATTTTTTGTGTGCAACTCTGTTAAGCACCACGTCCGTTACTGCGACCTTGTCCGCAAAACTGGATCCGCGTGCTTCAAAGTATATGTTCTTTGCCAAACAGATTTCCTGTTCGTATGTCACCGGGTCGAGAATATTTTCTGCCCACGCTGTGGACAATCCTAAATAAGCCAGAAAGGCAACCAGTAATTTCATAACGCCCTTTACTCCCAATCATTGAAGTCATTAACAGTTTGATCTAACACAGCGTCTAAGCTAAGACAGGCTTGATCATCATCTAAGGTTATAGTCACATTAGGGTCAGTGTCTGACAGAGAAAAGTCATCATTTTCTTCAACACCTAACAGAAGATTTAATTCATCCTCTCTGAGTTCTTCGTTCCGCTGGCGACTTTTCCAAAGAAAACTCGTCACTAACAAACTCAAAATCAGTTCAGCATCGTCGATGCCTAACTCCCCAATATACTCTATAGTATACAGTCTTACGTCATCATAATCAACCATTCTTTCTGCGAGGTTGTTTAGGTATTCTGCTGATTCGGCCATTCAATAGGATCTCGCTTGATCTGTTTGGTTTTGGGATTGTATGTAATTCGATACCAAGGACTGAATCCTACGAGATACCAGTCCTTGGGATTGTGTGCTGTATCGCATTTATTACAGCATTCGGTGGTTCCACAGTTTTCGTGCTCCTTGTTGGGATCAAACTGCTCAACCATCTTACATTCCGTTTTTCTTGTCTTGAATTTCTTTGCGGCGATCTTTGGTAAGCTTGCCTAGATCTCCAAGTGCTTTACGGGCGCGAGTGGCCGCGGCTTTTACACCTTTCTCATCAAAAGTTTCTGCTTCTTTGAGGTAGTTGTTAAACGCCTGTACTATTTCTTCGTGTAGTGTATTATCCATTGGTTTCTCCTTTTAATAACCATTTGCATAAACATCAGGACTTCCTGAGCTTATGCTTGCACCACAGTCGTAACTGTCTCCTAGTCTGCCTATTTTCTTTCCGTTAGCATAAACATTGGGAGAGAAACTAGTTAGAGGCGGAGCGTGGCTAGGACATGCAGGTGGTGAATGTGTGTGTGATTTAACTTTGTCGCCTTCGCGAACAACTCCTATGCCATTCACAAAGACATTCCCGGATCCTTCGTCTGTTACGGTAGACCCCTGGCAGGTAGCATGATTTATATCTACAGTGTCTGTTCCGTCTTTGCGGGCAATAGCAGGCATTACACAGCCAGTCCTGTTGTTGACTGAATGTACTGTTTAGCCATGTCATCATCTGTCTTGGCCACGAATACCAAAGTATTCATGTTCAATACAATTGACGTTTCTGGGTTAACAGTGAATGTGAAAGGCACCATGCCTAGGCCTTGTTGGTTAGCAGTAAGTGCCATTGGCTTGCTCACTTTCAGTGTGGTTCCTTTCTCTTCTTCTAGACGTGCGATGATTTCCTCACCTGCCACTGTCTTTGCTGTAATTGTATCGCCTACTTTGTAGGGCGTTTCTATAATCATCCTATTCTTCCTTCTGTTGATCCTAGGTTGGTTTGTTCAATATACTCTACTAGTTCATTGTATCCGCCCACATAGCGTCCTCTAACAAACACCTGCGGAACACTTCTTGCATTAGGCACTGCTTCAAGTAGCTGTTCTTTAGTCCAGCCATTATCGATTATTCTTTCTTCGTACTCAATGCCTCTTTGATCGAGCAAAGCTTTGGCTTTTACACAGAAAGGGCAGTTGCCTTTGCTCCATACTACCGCCTGCATCATAATGATAGTCCTTTAAATGTGTCAGCACTTACGTCTTGTTTGGTGCCTCCGATTACATAACTGGTGATTTCTGTTTCTTGTGGAGCAACCTGTACGTCACTGCCCGAAATCCACTTCTGTGTCCAGGGTAAAGGATTGTTCTTTTGGTTATAGATTGGCTTCATGCCTAGATTGCTCATTCTGCGATTAACAGTCCATTCTACGTAATCACACAGCAAAGGTGTGTTCAGTCCAATCATTGATCCATCCTTGAACAGATAGTCTGCCCAAGCCTTTTCTTGTTCTGCGGCATCATGAAACATCTGTATGCATTCTGCTTCTGTTTCTTCTGCGATCTTAACAAAATCTGGATCGTCCTTTTTCAATACCTTGAGTAACATCTGTGTGCTTCCGAGATGAAGATTTTCATCTCTTGCCACCAGCTTGATTATTTTAGCATTTCCTTCCATCTTTTTCAACTCGGCAAATGCCCAAGAACAGGCAAAACTCACATAAAATCTTACCCCTTCTAGAATATTTACACTCATAAGTGCCAGCCACAATTTTTTCTTCAACTCATAAAGATCAACAGTGACTTTCTTGCCGTTCACTGTATGCGTGCCTTCGCCTAAGAGATTGTAGTACATGCTGGCTTCAATTAGGTCATCATAGTATTTGGAGATATCGTCTGCGCAGTTTGCAATTTCAGACACATCCATCATTTCGTCAAATATCTTAGAAGGATTTGAATACACATTACGAATGATGTGAGTGTATGAACGGCTGTGAATAGTCTCTGAAAACGTCCATGTGATAATCCAGTTTTCTAATTCTGGTAGGCTCACAATGCTGTTGAAACTTTCAGCTGGTGCACGACCTTGCACACTGTCTAACAGAATCTGACGCTTGAGGTTGCTTGTGAAGATGTGTTGTTCATGCGGTGTTAATGCCTTAAAGTCTTTGGCATCTTGGTAGATGTCAACTTCTTCTGGACGCCAAAAGAAACCCAGCTGTTTGTCAGTGATGCTGTCAAACTGTTTGTATTTTAGGCTGTCGTATCTTTGGATTGTGGGACCGCCACTTGGATCCAGAAATGCGCTGACCTTGGTATGGTCCGCACGATTTGTTACATCAAATACACTGCTCATTCATATCTCCTTTAGATTGTACAACTGTCGCATGCTTCATCATCTCCTGAGTCTCCCGCAGGTAATGATGTTTCGGCCTTATCGAAACTACTGGTATCCAGCTCGCCTTGGCCATCAAACGTGTTGAAATAATACAACTGCTTGCCGCCTAAACGATAGAACATGATGAGATGTTGCAACATCACACTCATTGGAATCTTTTCATCATCGAAATAGGTAGGATTATAGCTGGTGTTTACACTGACGCCTTGATCAATGTATTTCTGTAACACCGACATAATTTTAAGATAACCTTCGGGACTACGTTGATCCCAAAGTAAATCATATTTGTTCTTAAGCTTCTTGTACTCTGGCACTACCTGCTTGAGAACACCGTGCTTGCTCTGCTTCACAGAAATCATACTGCGCGGCGGCTCAATTCCATTAGTTGCATTAGCAATCTGCGAACTGGTTTCGCTGGGCATGAGTGCCATCAGGGTTGAATTGCGGATTCCTGTGGCTTCCAACTGCTTGCGCAATCCTGCCCAGTCCTGTCTTTCACGGTGTGGCAGTATTTCGTCTAGGTTCTTGGAGTAGGTTTGGTTAGGAGTGATGCCTTGTCCATACTTGGTTTCTGGTGTGCCTGGACAGGCTCCAAACTCTTCTGCCAGTTTAGCACTGGCTTTGATTAGGTAGTAGCTCCATGCTTCTGCCCATTCGTCTACCACAGCCAGTCCCTGCTCGTCTATGTCTTGATAATTCAGTCCCTGCTTGGCCAGCCAGTATGCAAAGTTAATGATGCCCACACCCAAAGGTCTACGCTTCTCTGTGCTTAACTGCGCGGCTAACACGGGATAGTCCTGATAGCTTAACAGTGCATCCAATCCTCTAACAGCCAGTTCGCAGGTTTTTTCAAAGTCTTCCGGATGCTTGATGTTGCCCCAGTTGATTGCGCTCAGTGTACACAGACTGATCTCACCTTCAGGATCGTTAAGATCGTTCAGCGGCTTGGTTGGCAAATCAATTTCTGCACAAAGATTTGATTGTCTAATTGGAGCCAGCTCTGGAATGAAACTGCCGTGATCGTTTGCGTTATCAACATTCTGTAAATAGATGCGACCGGTGTTCTTGCGCTCTTCCATAAAGGCACTAAATAGGTCAGTGGCTTTCACAGTCTTCTTGCGTAATTTGTTGTTGCGCTCTGCTCTCTCGTACAGTTCGCGAAACAGTTCTTGATCGGCAAAGAACGCTTCGTACAGTCCAGGAACGTCGTGAGGCGAGAAAAGGGTTATGTCTCCGCCCTGTATCAATCTTTCATACATCAACTTGTTAAACTGTACACCGTAATCCATATGGCGCACACGATTGTCTTCAGTGCCTTTATTGTTCTTCAATACCAATAGATCTTCTACTTCGTAATGCCAAACAGGATAGTAAAGGGTTGCGGCGCCGCCACGTACCCCACCTTGACTGCAACTCTTTACTGCGCTCTGAAAGTGTTTGTAAAAAGGAATCACGCCTGTGTGGTAAGCATCGCCCTTGCGAATAGGAGAGCCAATAGCTCGAATGCTTCCTGCTCCAATACCAATACCTGCTTTCTGGCTTACATACTTGACCACACTTGCGGCTGTGGCATTGATGCTGTCCAGGCTGTCACCTGTTTCAATAAGAACACAACTACTGAACTGGCGCTGTGGTGTGCGAACACCTGCCATTACAGGAGTAGGCAGACTGATATCGTGATTGGAGATAGCGTCGTAATATTCTTTGATCCAGTGCAGGCGTTCTGCTGGATCGTAATTCATAAACAGGGTGGCCGCAATTAGAATGTAACACATCTGCGGTGTTTCAAAGATCTCACCGGTTACTCTGTTTTGTGCTAGGTACTTGCCACGCAACTGTTCCATTGCCACATAGGTAAGGTTCTCGTCTCTTTTGTGATGTATGAAGCTGTCTATGCGATCCCATTCTTCTTGGTCGTATGCTTCTAACAGCACAGGATCATAGTAACCGCGCTCTACATTTTTCTTTACTAGGTCGATAACTGCACAGGGTTCGTAACTGCCATACACAGTTTTTCTCAGCCCGTAATTGATCAATCTACCGCCTACATACTGATAGTTAGGAGTGTCCTCTGAAATCAAATCGCTAGCGGCTTTAATTAGGGTTTCTTGAATTTCGTCTGTGGTAATTCCGTTATAAAACTGGATTTGGCTTTTGATTTCTACTTCACTGGGACTAACACCTGTAATGCCATCGCAGGCATAAAAGACAACTTTGTGTAGCTTTTCGATGTCTAGAGGCTCTTTGTGGCCATCTCGCTTAGTCACTTGCGTCATTATTCTTCCTTTCTTTTTTCTTTTTCGTAACCGAGTATTTACTGAAGAGCGGGCATTACGTAGCTCGTCTCGAAATGCAAATCCTTGGGTAGTTCTGATACTAGAACAGGTGTGTCATAGTCGTATCCAATGCAGGTATCTCCTACGAACAACAAAAATAATGTGTCTGAATTATTGTCGTCACGTACAATATGTATCCCAAAGGTTTCCCCATTTAAACGCTCGGTTAATTGAAGGGTGTAACATATTGCTAACAATTTTACAAACTCACAATATAAATTTTCTCTTAAAATTTCCCACGGTGCAGGCCATGTAGACTGATCATAAGGGTCAGTCTGTATAGAAACCAAAGGTGCCGACTTATAGAAGTCAATCACTGACCGGAACGGATCCTCAGCGGTTTCGAGATATTCTCTAAATTCGTGCCAAAGCACGAGACGCGATTCGTATTTTTTTTCAAACATTTATCTAAAAGTGCTAATTGAGAATGAAAGTTCTGCCTGATCGTTAAAGGATAAGTTTAACACTGATATACCGATGCTGTCAATGGCACCGTCATTGTTTTCGTCAAATAATTCTGCACCGAACTCTAATTGTTCTTCTATGGCATTGTTACCCGCAAAAGAGTACTCATCTGTTAAAGTCTTAGATATCGTGGTTGGGTCTACTAGAATATCTAAAGTTCCTTTTCTGATCGAATTATACTCTCCACTCTTGTATACATACTCGATTTTAATGTTACCAGTTTCTTCTGCTGGAAGCTTAATAAGGGTAGCCGGTTGTGTTATCTGTTGGATGTCGAGCCTATTCACAAAAGAATTTGTGAAGTGCACCGGACCCTTTATTTCTGCCACATAAGGAACAAAGGTATTATACAGTGCTCCTAGCGCATATTCTTGTGTTCTTTCAAACCAGTCACTCACACTGGTGTTACCTTTTGTGTCAACACCGCATTCCACTACTGGAGCAATAGGATCTCTCTTGTCAAACACATCGTTAGTGTAGTTATATCCTACGGTATAGAATTTATTGCTTTCAAGCAAATTGTTATCGCCGGTTTCTATCAAGATTGCCGAATCGGAAATCAAATCAAACACATTGTTCTGAATAAGGTTTCTTGACGGTCCTTCTTTCTTTCTGTCGGCACCGATTGTCATCGATTGTCCAAAACTGATAGCTCTGTTACACTCTGCAAAATCACTATTGATTATTTTGTTGTTGTTGACATCATAAACACTGTAAAAACCTTCGCTTACTCCGTTCATTTTAATATCGTCAAACACATTGTCTTTTGTTTCTTGCGAAACACTTTCCAGTTTGAATCCGTATAAATCTAGATCTTCGCCATCTCCCAGAGACCATTCTCCAGATACTTCAATATCTTTAAACACAGAATTAGTGCAAGACTCTATAAGAAATCCAGACGCTGAGTTTAGCAATAAGGTTAGGCCTTGCACATCAACATTTCCTGGTGATGCAGTATTTCCGTTGGTAGCGGTAACAGTTTGAAAGGCAGGTCCAGGAGTGTTTTTTGTTATTACCGTTCTTCCTTTGCCGGCTCCTTTCAGCACACAATTAGGTGGTAAAGTTATCGTGTCCGAAATAAGATAATCACCTGCATTTATTTCTAGCACCATTCTTGCGCCAGTGTTAAACGGCGCACCTTGTCTATCAAACAGTTGGTTGATTGCTCTTTGAAGCTGTGCAGTTTGGTCTGTGCCGTTGCCTGTAGCTCCAAAGCTTTTAACAGTCACACTCTCGTCAAGACGTTCTTGGATGGTGCGTTGAATAGGATTGTTAGCGTCGAATCCTGTGATTAATGATCCAGCTTTGTATTCATATAGGCTGGCAAATGCAAGAATGTTATCGTTTTCAGTAAGAATTTTTGTGTTGCCTACTAGAGGAGCACCTTCAGCAACTGATCCGTTTCCGATATAAAGTTCTTGTGTGTCTACAGCCCAGCCAAATTCTCCGGATGCCAGCTGTGGTAACCCTGTGCCTTCCAGTTTACGTCCTCTACGAACCTGAATCCTTGAAATGGAAACGACTGCCATGTATTACTCCTCGCATTAATAAATGTATTTATGCGTTCTTAGGCAAACTTTTCGTAGTATTCGTAGACTCTGTTGTACCATTCATGACGCCATTCGGCATACTCGTCGGGCCAAATGTCGAACTGTTGATAGGTTAGATCGCGACAGCACATGAACACGTGCCCTTCACATATGTCAGTGTCATGCACAGCATTGTGTGCTTCTGCATAGGCTACCAATTGCAGATAATAGTCGTAAACCCATTCTGGTTTCTTGGGTTTGTTAGACTGCTTGAAATCCATAATGCAGGGCTGTCCCTTGTATTGTCCTACAAGGTCAGTGGTGCCTGCGTACATGTTAGGCACATACAGAGCTACTTCACTGCCCCATATCTCGTCTACATCTGCCAGAGCATTGTCACGGATTTGTGCCGCCATTGCGTGTGCCTGTTGTGCGTAAGGATTGCCGCCGGCTTCGGGCCATTCACCTGTCTCGATATATTTTTCAAGATAGGTATGCATGCGAGTACCCACACCTGCGGCTTCGGTCACAATCTCTTGTGCTTTCTTTTCGCCAACACGTTTGCGCCACGCAATAAGATGTGTTTTGTCTTTGGTAGCATCCAAGATTGTGGTTACTGAAGGGACTGGTTTTCCTGTGGGAGTAGCGTATCTACGCTTGCCATCTTCCTCTACACGCTTGAGAACAGTGTAGTCATATTTGGGTTTTATAAGACTCATGAGTTAAGTATAACTTAGTTTTGAGTCGTTGTCAAATACTTTTTCCGAGATCAGTTGCTGACTTTGCCATTTGACTTACAGTGTCACTGTCGCCTTCGCCGCCCTGTGTGGCTGGAAGGTCGTCTGTGGAGCCGTCACCTTTGAGATTGATAACTTCTTGATCAAAGTTTTTCACAATCTCTTGCAGTTTAGGGTCTGAATCATATGCGGCTTTGAATACGTCATAGGAAAACTGACCTCTTCCCTGCTTGCGCATAAGGTTTGACAGTTTATCTATGCTGAGATTGAGAACCTTGCGATCCTTGAGATGATCAAGGATCCTATAGATAGCATTAGTATCTATGTTCTCTGTTACTTTTTTTTTGAACGTTGTACCGATTCGCGCTTTTCACGACCAGCTTCTTCTTCACCGCCTGCCGCTACGTCTGTGGCACCAAACTCGTCACCACCTTCAAGGTCGCCTATGTCAGTGTCCATGTCCATGTTATCAGTTGGTTCCATGTCCATGTCCATTTCGTCATCAGCGCCCATCATGTCTGGAGCACCACCTTCGCCTGTAAGCATGCCAACACCAGATGTTAGTGTTTGGCGTGTTGTTTCCATTGTGGTATACAGTTGCTCAAGCGCAGGCTTCATCATGTTTACAAATTCTTCGGACTTCTCACTGCCCATTTCGTCTCGGATAGCATCAGCCAGTTCCAACATGCTTTCCGTTTGCATTTCAGCGGTGTCTTCCATCCAACCAGTAACACGATCAACCATGTCCTTGGTTGCCATTACGATTTCAGCTTCGTCTTCTGCACCTTCTTTGATTGTGGTAACAGTGCCGTTTGTTTCGTAACGCTCTTCCAGTTCTGCCACAATCACATCGAGAAACATGCGATCTTTTTGATAGCCATCTTTGAGAACGCTGTCATAACTTTCGTTTGTTTCCGTTTGACTGATTTTGGTGCGTAGTCTGTTTCTGAAGTCTTCCAATTGCTCATTGGTAAACTTGGCGAGGTTCAATTTCTCACCATATGTCTTTGCAAGGCTTTCATTGAGCGATGCCGCTGTCTTTGGTTTTGTAAACTCTGTAATATTCATTTTGTGTTTCCTGGCTGAATATAAATTTATTTATCTTTTATAGACGAACTTTTCTATCTGCTTGGTGTAGTATGCCGCATGCCTTGCTGTCTTGGAAATTCTTGCCCTGCGAGATTCTATCATTTCTTTTTGGGTATTTTTCTTTAGTGTGTTCTGGAATATGAGTAAATCCGTATAGTATTTGCTGGCAAGGTCATCCAACTCCAAGATCTTTGCGGTTTGATCGTCATCTTCGGAAAGACATTTGGCGATTGCGATGGCACTCTTTTTGAAGTAGGTGCTGGCTACGGGCTTTTTTCTGTGATACACCGTGAATCCCTGCTTGGTTTCGCCCACAGAATAATTTTTGATTCTGATTGAATCTGCTGAGATGCTGGGGAAAGAATAGTTCAGCAGCTCTGATTTCATTATGTCTTCGAGATCTTGTATCAGTTTCTTAGATTTCATTCTTGACCAAATACACTTGTCCATTAACGTTAACCTTACTTATTAGGCTCTTTTTGATTAGGCCTTCTATAATGAATGATTGTCTTTGATCAAACTGTGCCAGCAGTGCGGGACCTTCAAATTGATCTAGCAGTGTCTGTTCTTCACCTGTGGTATAGATTCCAAACTCACCTACCAGATCGTTCAGTTTCATTTTGGTGCAACTGCCTTGACTGTTGTGCCAGGCTTGAGGGTCTGTTCTGACTCGCCTTCTTCTTCTGGATTAAATTCAAACTCGCCTTTGTCATTGGCTTTGATCATTCCCTGCTTGCCTGCCTGCTTGGGAACGTTCACGGTAACTTTGGTTTTAGGATCTTGCAACACTGTGGTTTGTGCATCGTCTTTGGCAACTACGAGGTCCTGCAAAACCGTTTCTGTTATCTCCGTCATTTTCATATTCTTGATCTCCGTCTACTGCGTCTCTTCATTGCGCGATTGCTCTTGGCCGCCCTTACCGAAGCTGGGTTTGCTCTCTTTGTTCTGCGAGCTTTTACTCCCATCGTGCTGCCTTTCTTGGCCTTTGTTCTCTTAAGGCCCACACTGGCTTTAACATTCTTTGGTGCAGAACAGGTGCTGGCCTTGGCCACTATTCTGCCTTTGCGAGGTCCACTGGTGCACTTGTATTTGCGTGTGGTTTTGCTACCGCTCTTGGAAAATGCAGGAACCACACCTTCAAACAGTTCTCTCAATTTCATTTGCCTCTTCTCGCTTTGTTCATGCTCTGTACTCTGCGTGAAGCTGGATTCATTCTTTTGGTTCTCTTGGCCTTGCGTGCCATGCGACCACCTAGTCGAGCTTTGGTGCGCTTCATCTGTGCTCTCTTCTTGGCATTGATAGGAGCAAAACACTGAGATATATTAGAAACGATGCGTCCTTTGCGTTGGCCGCCTGAGCATCTATATTTGCGCACCACCTTTTTTCCGGAACGTGCCCAAACCTGACTTTCTTCAAGTGTGTCGAATAACTCTCTTAATAACATAAAGTTATTTATCGAGTTTAGAAGTTCATTAATAGAACAACGATGGTGGAAAGTAAACCTGCTACGATAGTACCTGCGGCGCCAATCAATACTTTGATCATTGATTGATTGCCATCTTTGATGTCTTCATGTACTTCGTCAATCTTGTTTTCAACGTTGGTTAATCTTTTATCAAGATTAGCATAACGAATTGCACATAGATCTACGTGTGCTTCTAGGCTTTCTTTTTCTAGTTGTGTGGTTGGCGTTGTGTCTGCCATCTCTCGTCTCCCCCTGTTCCCGCTCCGAGAATATATGTTTAAGTAAACTCATGGTTGGCCTTATTGTTTGTAGTAGAGATAGCCTTGTGTTGCCTTGTACTAGTGTACATTGTTATTTACTCTCTGCAGGGCAGGACTAATCAGCGCAGTTTATAAACAGGATATTACGATGCTTGGGATCGTTGGTTATGAACACAGGATCTTGGAACTTGGCAGACTCTTCCAGTCCTGTGATGATAGGAATCAGATCAAAGTCACGCAACAGCATCTCCATATCCAGAGCATTTTCAAAATCAGTTTCGAATTCGAATTGCCATACTCGTTGACTGCCTTTGAAATTGCTTCCAAACTGTAGATCTTTCACGGCGGTCTTACCGACTTGGGGAGGAGCATCATAGTGAATGTTTACCCGCAGGCCGAT